GTAGTACCTTCTCGTAGTCTATCCCGCCCTCACCGAACACGCTGCCCCGTGTCTTCGTGGCCCCTCCGTAGAGACCCTTCGACCCCATCATGTGGTCAAGGCTCTGCTGCACCTCCTTGTATCCTTCGGGGTCGTTCTCTATGTAGTTCTTCATCTTCAGCAGTGAACCGCCAAAGGCCGCGAAAGTCCCCACGAAAGGCCGTGCCACCTGCTCTTTGGCGACTATGGCAGCCGAACCCGGAAGCCATGGGTTCGCCTTGGCGAAATCATACACGAAGTCCTTCGTGGCTTGCGCCGCACGGTCCTCCACCGCCTTCGACCATGCTTCGGGGTACTGCTTGGGCACCTCCTTCATCTGCGCGTTGATGTAGGCAATACCGTCGTTCACCTCCTTTTGCCCTGCCGGGGAAAGATTGTCGAACCCACCGGCTTTCTCCACGAACGCTTGGAAGGCCTTGCCTTGGTGGTCAAGCATACCCAAACGCCAGTCCATCTGGTCGGCATCGCTCACCCCTTGTTGCCACTTGTCGCCCGGCAGCATCCGCCGCTCCATGTCGGCGATCTTCTCCGGTTCCGCCACCTTCATCCAGTCGTGGTAGGCTTGCGACATGTGCATTTCGCGCGGGTCCACCTTCACCGTGGCCGGACCGTTCGGCAGGAGGGTGGGGACCTCCTTCGATGTAGCCTGAAGAGTGCTGAACGGCATGTCCTGCGATACGCCCGAAAGCATCGCAGACTTCAACTGCTCCTTGCGCATGTCCTCTGGGTCCGGCGCCTTCACGTCGGCGAAACGCGCCTGCTGTTGCTGTTGCAACTTCGGCGTCATGGCCTGCGTTCCTTCCGTTGGCCCGGTGAAGTAGCTATCGGCTATGCGCCGCTCACCCGGAGCCAGGTCGGGCAGCTCAGTCACGCTTGGCCTCGAAGAGGAGGCCGAACTTCCATCGGCCAAGGCGGATGGTGATGCCGCAGCGGAGGTCTGATATAAACCATCGCCATACGCATCGACCGAACCGGATGGACCTTGAGTAAGCCCCCCCTGCTCTTGCGGAGGGGCTTGAGCGAAAGGGTCGGTAGGGGGTGTTTGGGGGTCTTCGTCTGCAAGCCTATCTCCTGTGGGAGGCGTCCATGCGTCAACCCTCTTGTCCCCTTTGGGTGGCTTCCAGTCGCTCATTGTTTTTGGTATCTGTGCCCATCAGGGCCGATGTAGTAGGCTCCGGGTGGCAGCTTATTATAGGCCGCATCGAACCCCTCTTCCTTAAGGGTGGGCTCTACGAATGGCTGCTGCTCTTTGCGGCCTCCAATGGCCGATGGTACAATGGGCGCACCCTCGGCACCCCTCGGGGCCTCATTAGCCGGAACGCTGCCCAACTGCGGAGCGGATGCGCTGCCCGGCACGAGCTTGTTGCTGCCAAGTGATTTCTTCGCCCGAGAAACATCTATGCCCAATGATTGTGAAAGCAGGCTCTCGTTCTCGCTCAACGGAACGCGAACACTTTGAAGGGTATTGAATCGTTGTGTCAATGCGCGAGCTTCTGGGCTATCAACCCCGTTGTTCACGTCATCGAATCCCTTAGTGGCACTGGATGTTTCGTCCGGGTTCCAATTTTCATCATCGGCCTTCTTGATAAGCTCGGCACGGGTGCGCGGCATACCGGTCTTGTTCCCAATGATGTAATAATCACCGTCGATATTCATCAACCGATCCGGGTGCATGTACACCCTCTCTTTTCCATCGCGGTACTCCATCGGCGGGGCCGTCTTGCCCTGCTTGTTAGAGAATGCCATCAGATTGATAGTCGGGCGAGATAGGTTCTCCCCTTGGCTATTAACGCTACCACCTATCGGGTTGCCCGCTCCATCCACTGTACCCTCCGGAATGGTCGTGGAGTCGGGCACATATCGCGCTGCCTCATTCTCCGGGCTATTCCCTCCGCTGCTCTTCGGCGCACGAAGCTGCTTGCTGGTGAACTTCTGTTCAAAGTCCTTTGGCACGAAGCCCTCCACCATCGCCTTCACCTCGTCACGGGTCCGGGTCTTCTTGTACTTTTCGGCATAGTAGTCCGTGACGTAATCCACAACGTCGGAAGGTGTAACATCCTTCTTGTTGTTGAGCCACCCTTGGAAGCCGGGGATGTATAGGCTACTCCCTCCGGCACCGCTCTGGTCGCCCTTTTTGATCAGCGACACAAGATCCTCTTTGTTCGATATGCTCTTGAACATATCGGGGATCTTATGCTTCATCATCGTGTCGTACATATTCGCGTTGGCCGAGAAGTTCTCTTGGCTCTCCGCAAGCTCCTTGGCTGTAGCATTAGCCTTGGTGCCTTGGCGGTAAACAAGATCCTCTGCCGACTTCTTCATGGCCGGGTTCTGCTCGATAGCATCCTTCTCATCGGCAGCTAGGTATGCCAATGCGGACTTGTTCGCCTGGTTCGCACCCCGGGCAATGGTATTGATGCTGTTAAGCAGGTTCATGCGCTTCTCGTACTCCGGCGTACCGTATGTTGAAAGAAGTTCTGTCCCTCGCTGCTTGCCGTAGATCTGCTGTGTGTCACGGATTAACTGCATGTACTCTGCATTACCCTTTCGCTGGAACTCGTCCCGGTACTTGGGGTTGTCCACGTCCTCGAACTCGGGGGCCAACTTGCTCAGCGCCGCCTCTAGCTGCTTCTGCTTATTGATGTTCGCCTGCTCACGGGAGGCGATAACACCGTCAGGCATCCCGATGGTAGCGGCGAATATCGGCGAGCCACCATACTTACCCACGCCTGTGCTCCTGCTCTCATTAGGGCGGAAGCCATTCGGGTGGAAGTCATTGGCCCCGACAGCCCACCCAAAGCCAGTATCTCCCATGGATACTCTTGGTCCGGTTGGGCTGGATTGCTCAGGGATGCCGTAGCTGTCCAAAGGGTGGGCCGCTGGCTGGCTGTCCGCCTGCGGACCACCTACGCCTTGGTCAACAACAGGGGGTCCCGCTGGCATAGGTTCTGCCGCAGTGGTGACGCCGGGTATCGCGGGTCCGTTCTTGTCTTTGTATGGGCCTGCCATTATCCTTGGATGTTCATTTGTGGCAGCGGCGACTGGTATTGCGTAGCAATGTCCTGATCCATCTTGCGTCCATAGTCAAATGAGGGCATCTGCGAGGACTTTGCCCCGCCTCCGCCCATACCATCGAACTTGATCCCCGACAATGACCCGATGGCGCTTGACCATGCGTTGTTGCTGTTCTGTTTCGCTTGGGCGCTCCGGAATGTCGCAGCGTCACGTGGGTATGATTGAAGGGCCAGCTTACGGTCGGCCATGTCTTGGATCAGTGGTGTCTCAAGGCCGAAGAGTTGCATCCCCTGTTGCGTGGTTTGTGCGCCTGCGCCTGCGAGTGACGCTTGCTCTACTTGGCCGGTGCGGAGCAGGGCTTGCTGCGTAGCGCCGGGTGCTGAACCCGCCGCCCGTGCCGCATTGTTCCCGATGTTACGGCTGTTCTCCCCGATCATCCTGCGTTGGTAGGATAGCATGGCCGTCTGGCCGCGCTCCGCATTCAGCCGGTTCTGTCGGATCTCGTCGGCCAAGGACCTGACCCTGGCGTCCTCCTGTTGGATAGCGGCCTGTGCGGCATCGGCCTTTTTCTGCTCCCGCTTCGCCACGTTAGCTTGGTGGATGACCTGATAAATAGCGACGCCTGCGCCTATGGCCGCTGCTACCCATGAGTGGGTATCGTGCAACTGAAACTCATTGAAGGTGATCATAGTCTTATCGTCTTTGCAAACCTACGCTTTACTTCCCATCTTCATTTCACTGGCACAACAAGCATCCCGGAGAAGGCTACTTTATCCTCGCCGGGGTCTTGGAACATCATCTTGGCGTAAGCCAGTCGTCCCTGTATCGCCTTCTTCTTCGGGGCTATGCTCACCCTGTCCATTGGCACCCAGTGCTCCCACGCCGTCTCCTTGAGCAGGTAGTGCGGCCCAAAGGTGGCTTCGTCCATCCACGCCACCAGCACATCGTTCTCATCATAGAACTCGATCCTCGTGGGCTTGCGAACACTGTCCACCTTGATCCTGCGGAACCACATCCGCTCGTTGGGGTATGGGGCGCTGGCCACTTTGACCCACCCTTGGACCGGCTTGCCGTTCAGGATCTGTCCATTGTCGAGCGCATAGGTAATGCCATCGCGCATCCCCATCATGCCCTTCGGCGTCCAGAGCATGTTGTCATACTGGTGGTCGGTGGTGCCGTACCACTGGTTCGTCTGTGGGGAGAAGGCGTAAAGTGGGGTGCCACTGAAAAGTCCCGTGTATAGCTCGTCCTTGTCCTTGTCATACACCCCGCACTTGCGCACTGGGAATGTCCATGTCGAGGGAACGAACGAAGCGTCGGCCAAGCCTTTGCGGTACCGGCCCTTGGCGATGTCGATGACGGAGCCGGATGTCAGGCGGTATTGGGATGTCCCGTCGAACCACATCAAGCTATCTGTACGCTGTCCGGAGTCTGCCAGGATAGGTCCTTCTGCTGCCGTCCTCCACCAGTCGCCCGGCATGCCGATGGCCTTCGACCGTGGCGTCACGGTGCCTATGAAGTCCAAGGTGGCGTAGATGTTCTGCGAAGAACCATCAGGGCTGTACATTAGGTTCTTGTGGATCAATGCGAGGTATACTCCTGTTTCGGTCAGGACACACAAGTCGCCAAGGTAGGAGTAGAGGCGCTGGATGGCACCGGTGTCATTCTCGATGAAGTAGATGTTGTCCTGTGGGAAGGTCTTCAGGCCGGGTAGGTTGCGGACTACCGGGCTGTACTTCTCGGAATAAATCAGCGCATCGCAGAGGTTTGTTATCTCTTCGCCCAAGTTTGGTGGGCGCTCGTAATACTTCACACGGGGAGCGACACGGTATGGGGAGACGGGGAGTTGATCTATAGAGAACCCTCCTCGGCCCAAAGCGCCCGGTGTGCTTCCGTAAATAGAGACGTAATTCCCGAAAATACCATTACTAGATCCAAACCCAGCACTACTGAAGCTATATGGGGCGGGTCTGTAGTTTACCTGCGGAAAAGTCTTCATTGCCGGGTAGTCATATTGCGACAAATGCAATGGGGACTTCACTTCGCAATCAAATAGAGCTATCCACTGCCTTACAGAGTGAATGGTAGCATTACTGAATTGATTTACTATTGCATTCTGAGATGCACTCAAGCCAAGCGAATCTCCCTTTCCAAATGGAACCATGTATTTATTGTTGTATACATAGTTCCTGAATGGGATACCCAAGCCATGAGTTACAAGACAGTCATCCGAATTTATGTATGGATTTCTAGTTGGCAAGTACTCCGTCCCTCCGACTGAGTTAGCACCTAAGAATCCTACACCAGTAGTGTTTGCTTCTAAGTTTATATTAAGAAATGGATTTGTAGTCGCATACCCATTAACATCGCCATAGCCGTTCACAACGGTTGCCAGTGATGGTGCTGTAACCCTGTCTCCGTAGAATATCGCAGGTATACGCTTGTCATACCTGACCTCTACGATAGCGCCGAATGGAACGTAGCTATCCATCTTGATGAACGTATCGTCACTATCCTGCCCAACAGAGAACAACCCTTCCACCTGCTCACCCGTGAATGGGCTGTTGAAGTAGCCTTGGCTGGCCTGCGTAAGGAGGGCTTGCGTGTACTGCGCCGTGCTCATTCCCTCCATGTTCATGTAGCGGAGGACGCTGGTCGTGGTGCGCAGGTAGATGTATCGCTCGATACCATCGTTCACCCTGCCTTGAACCATGTCCAGGTTCTCATCGGCCAACAGGAACTGCTGGTTTTGCGTAGCCGTCACTCCGATCTCGGAGGTGTATGCCTGATAGTGATTGCAGCTTACGTAGCCGCCAAGCCGGTCGGGGTGTAGCCCTTCGCGGATGATGTTGACCACGTACCACGGCTCGTGGAAGTTCATGGTATTAACCTCGTCGAAATTGCCTGAACCACCCCATCCTTGCCCATATATCTGACGGTCGAAAGTCAGTCTGATCCTGCCATTACCTAAGTTCTGAGCAGCGGAAATGTTCATTATCAAATTACCGTCCGCGCCATTATTCCAAGGGATGTCGCCCATCCCGTTTCGCCACTGGCCGAAGCCCACGAAATTGTCCGCACCGTTGGGCTGAGGCTCCACTATGCCAGCGGTAGTTCCGGGGTTGATCTGACCCTTGTCCCACTGCACTCTTGCGTAACTCATCATGTCGGCAAGGAAGCCAAGTGGTCGCTGATTACTATTCTCCCACATCATCACCGAAGCATATTGCTCACTAGCAATACCTAGCGGGGCTACGAATTGAACCTGATAGTTGCCGATCGCGCTGCCATTACTAATGGCGTCAATATCGGCTTGCGACAATACGCCACCCTCATAATCAGGGAACCCAACATCGAGTGTGTATTGGTCTTTTGACGCCATATAGTCGGCCTCGTTCAAACTCTCTACAAGCCTCCAATGAGCCAAGCCTTGTGTCACGACCCGATTAGCAGGCTTGGATGTCACCAAAGAAAATCCCTGGGCCACGGTGGGGTGACTCACGCCACGTAAGGCAAGGGCAAGGGTATGGTGCTGCACATTGAACACCTTTGGGGCATAAGGGATAATGGAGCCGTCATGCTCGTTTCGGACGCCTGTATTCACCTTGTAATCGAGACCTACTTTCCAGTCCGATGGAGTAGCCGGCCTAAGCGGGATACCATATACCGTCTTCTTAACGCCTGATGGACCACCGCCATCCGGATAGGTGACACCCTGGACCCATGGGCTATTGTCGGTGGCTATATCTTCGGATGGACTATTCGATGAATCAAGCCTAACGCCATGCTCCATCACATTCACCCACTTATTCTCCTCGCTATATGCAGACCCTTGCTTGGCTGTGGCGTTATCGTGGTCGAACACCTCGAATGTGGGTCCAACCTTGCCGTTGCCCTGTGTGTTCTGCACATCTGTCGTAGCAGCGTAAATAGGCGCATCGCTCCATGTCAAGCTATCTCCCGTCTTAGGGTCGCGCCTGTTGGGTAGCTGCACCTCTTCAATGAAGTCCACATCACTCGTACTGCCGTCAGGGAGCCAGAATACATTCCCTACTGCGTAGCGTTCCCCGCTCTGGAACCGGCGCTTATAGCAGTTGTTCGCGGGGTCCGAGTGACCCCTTATGCCCAGCTTCCGTGTCACGGGAAAGGTCTTCGTGGTGCCATCGTACACCCCGTTCACGGTCTTCTTGCCCAGCTCCACGCCTCCATAAACCAGTCGGTAGTCGATGTACCTAACACTGTTCGCGCTATTGATGTAGTGCGTCAGGATCAACGAGGCGTCGGTGCTGATCTCGCCCACATGGTCCCCGTTATCGGTGAAGTACATCACTTCATTCTGTCCGGGATCCAACGGGAAGCGGGCAGCAATAACAATATCCACCAACTGGTCGATACCGCCATCGAGGATGTACTGGCTGCGGACCACCTCCACCCAAGCCATGTTCGCCTTGTTGTTCACGCGGAACTTCAGCTTGGCCCCCCACTTGGTGCGCTGGGCCAGCCCACTGACGCTCGATCCGACAACCCCCGCCGTAGGCAGGTTAGGGGCATCATCGCTCAAGAGCGGTATCATCACGCTCTCCAACGGGGGGCCGTCCGGTGTGTGGTCGCCATTGGCGTTGACAAGTCGCGTAGTGTATCCGTACTGACCGGGGTACATACCGCTGCCCGCGCCGATGTCCGTGATGCCCGTGAATACGGGCCGGTTCACCGGGCGCAAGAGGTTCGCCTGGTAAGCTGTGATGCTCAGTCCGCTGAAGTACGTCTGGTTGTCAGCGGCATATTCGGCCATGATGTCGCCGATGTCCCAATGCAAGGGAACGTCACCGCTACGGGCATCGAACACCATACCGCCCTCGCAGTCCTCCATCTTGTGGAGTTGCAGGGGCTTGTCAAACTTGTATGGGAGGTCCGCGCTCTGCACCATCACCTCGCCGTCCACGCGCATGAACGGCATGTGCGTGTCTGGATCATTCGATGCCCAAAATTCGATCACCCTGTTCTTGACCAAGATGCACCCGATACAGGTGTATGTCTCAGGCCCGGGCACGTTGGCCACATAGAACGCTTGCTCGCCGCCGATCTTCGTCAACGTGCCGTTGTTACCCTGATTGTCCACAAGGCGCATGTTCCGGGCGTCCCGGTATACCCCGTCAGCACCGGCAATGACAACCCCGTCAGCGTCCGTATTGGCGCCTCCCTTGAAGTCGTTGGGCTTCCATGGCCGGTGGTCCTGCTTCATCTTAATACTTAATACTTCGGAGCGTCAATGGCGCTCAGGTACTTGTTCTGGTCCTCCCTTTCTTTCATGTCCAAGGTGCGGGCCCTGCGCTGGGCCTGCTTCCACGTCCCGGCGTCCATAGGGCCATTACCTCCGTGGTGGTCGCGCTTGACATTGGCCAAGACAAGACCCCACCGCTGCGGGTCGCGGGCGAACAGGACGGTAAGCTGGGCCATGGCCACGTAGTTCTTCACGGCTTGGCGGAACTCAGTGGGCACAACCGGGACAGCGCCGATAGGGCAGCCAAGGCCGCGGTACCGGATCATGATGTTCTGGTAGTTCGCGCAGGCATCGCTGAGTTGCAAGTAGCCCGAAGCATTATTGTAGTACGGAAGACCCTGCTCGCTGCCATAGGTCACGTTGTCCATGATGGGGTCATTGTTCATGGAACCCTTCTGCTCCTTGAACCCCGCTCCCTTATGGCGGGTGAAGCCCCTTGCATGCCACACGGTGACTTGGTTCCCCGCATGGCACTTATCGCCATTGTACAGGAACACCTTCTCGATATTCACCACGCCTACTCCGGTGATGTCCACCACCAGTGTGCTTGGGATGGGTCCGCTCCATACCCTGTCATCATACAAGGTATCTTGAGCAAGTTCCGTAAGGGCTTGCTGGACCTGTGACAGGTAGGATCCGTAGGGGAACTTCTTGAAAGCCTCGTCATCACAGATGCTTGTCGCATCGGCAATGATCTCGTCGGGTGAGATGTATCCGCCGTTCATTCTGCATTGGTGTTTACGAGCGGGTCATTCACACTTACCGTCTTCTCCGGCGTACCGATAGCCTGACTGGCCGGGCGGTTGGTGCCATCGTTCACAAGGTGCTCACCCGGCAACGCCAACACGAATCGACCCATGTCGAGCAAGGCCCGCTTGAGGGGATACAGCAACTCCTTCGGGAAGTCGAACGGGTCGTCCGGCTTCACGTCGTTGACATCGGGGAGCGTGGTATACAGGTGCGCCTCTACGTTCTTCAGGCCATTGTGAACGCCGTCCAAATAGAGGCGCTGTCCTTCGCGCCAGAAGTACGGGTGCTCGGAGTCGGCCTTTTGATAGTGGCTCATGTTCCGGCTCCGGCTAGTGGATGGGTCGGTACGGAAGAATGTGACCAAGGCGAACTCCGGACGGCCTTGTACGGGCCTGTAGTAGCACAGGCTCTCTACCCCGGCATCCAAGTTGATGTCGTAGATGCTCTTTGGCAGGTCAACATACCTGCGCTCCGTAAACACCAAGTCGGCCAACACGGGCAGTACGAACCGGGTCAAGTAGGCCCCGCTGCTGCGCTTGGTGATGTGCTGCATACGGAGGCGGTCGGCGACCACCAGCGTCCAGTACATCCCTTGGCGGTCAGGGATCTCCTTGTCGTCCTTGCCTTGCTTTAGGTCGCGCTTGATGTCGGCCCAGATCGTTCGTAGGGTTTCCATGCTTATGCTATTGCTTGGATGAGCATGTTCATCTCCCCTGCACTAAGACCAGATAGCGTGGTCCCATCCCCTTGCTTGATGCTGATTATCCGCAACGCCGCTGAGATTATCAACTCTTCCATGCTTGACGGCCACTCCAACTGCGTGCCCGCATAGGCCGGGTCCGTCTCGTCGGTCATGTTGGGCACTGTCTTCGGCACCCTCAAGTAGCTAACTGCTATCATCTGCCTTCCAGCCGGGCCACCTACTACGGTCATGGTCGTCACCGGAGGCATACCGCCACCCACCACAGCGCGGGTACCAAAGGTGTACCCATACTCTTGTAGGTCGGGATTGGTGTTGAGCGGACTGCCGGGGGCGAACGGGTCCGTGGACGCTTCTGCGATGTTCTCCTGTGTCAGGTGATGTGAACTCTTCAGCGGGCGAATAAACCTGGCGTTCCGGAATTGTGAACGCTCAGCCACCGGGTCTGTTATCACCTGCACCGTTGGCGTACTTATGAACTTCGGGTACACCCCAAGTATCGTCCACACCTTGTGCGGGATGTTCCCCGGTGCTGCGGTGCCTAGTATCTGGTCCACGTCGATCTGCCCGAATTGGGAGGTCTGAAATATGGCCGAGCTATTGAGGTCGCGCAGACCTTCGCCGCTGAACTTCTTCCCCTCTATCAAGGAAGACAGCGCCGATTGCACCATGTATTGCGCCCCGTTCACTGCCGGGATGCGCGTGAGGGTCAGGTCGTAGTGGTCAGTGCCTACCGCGTCCAAGCGCGACAGCATTTGCTCATCGACCTTGGAGAAAGGTATCATTTATGCGCGGCCTGTCATAAGGGCCTTCTTGCCCTCGTCCACATCCTTCAGGTTCTTCTGCTCTTGCATCTGGGCGAACTCCACCTCCGCCTGCTGGTTGGCCAAGGCGATACGTTGCTCAGCCATGGACTGCGAAATATCGCCACCCGAAGCCTTGGTCATTCCACGGATAGCCTCCGTACCGGTGGCGTCGAGGATCTGCTTATGCTTGGCGAACAAGGTCATCAGCAAGTGCTTCGATGCTGTCTGCTTCTTACCCTTGTCCACGTAAAAGTCCATGCCCATGCGGTCATCGGCCAAGAACAGGTCTTGCTCGCGCTTGTCGTTGGTATCGTACACTTCCTTGTACACCGTCTTGTCACCGGCGCCGAAGCGGACGGTGGTATCGTCTTGGAACTTGCGGAAGCGGATGATCTGTGTGCGCGGGCATTCAATAGCCTGTCCCTTCACGATGAAGTGGGGGAACACCCTGCTGTTGTCGTTGCGCACAATACGCATCGTCTCTTCCGTATAGAACTCCTGTGGCACGTCGGCTTGTGAGGCATACAACGGCTTCTTCGGCTTCTCCCCGGAGACGTAGATCGTCTGTGCTGGGGGTTGGGCTTGCGGCTTTACGCCTGCCAACGCCTTCGCTACGGCAGTGGCCACGATTTGATCAATGTCCACTGCGGTAGGATCTACTACAGGTGGTTGTCCTGCGGTAGAGGTTCCGCTATTACTCTGCTCTCCAGCTTGCTTTGCCATTCCAGTTGTTTGTTGGTTGTTGGTTGCGCCTTAGCGCGGTGAGGCTAATTCCCCACCGCGCCTTGGCTGTTTGCTTAGTACAGGCCGTCCACGTCGAGCATGGAACAGTTCTCAGGTCCTTCCACCATCGGGGCGAAGGTCATCTCCACAGGGGTCGTGAAGAGGTCATCACGGCTACCCATCGGGTCGGTGAAGCTCAACAGGCGCTTACCGACGGCACCGTTGATGTCCATGTATGGCATACCCTTCTGTCCGGCCATCTGGATGGCGTTCTCGTCGATGACATACACGCGCTTGCCTCCGTCATCACCGAAGTAGTTCGTGTCACCCAAGATGTCGCAAGGCATCAGGACGGCGGTAGTACTGCCGACCACGATGGACTTGAGGTTCATGTTGGCAACCATGTCGTTCGGCGCGTAGCGCGTCTGGTCGTTCTTGTACTGCTTGCCGAGCTCGGTGAGCAGGCGGGTCTGGGCGATGATCAGCTTGGTGTTGCTGGACTTCAAGCCCGTGTTGTGAAGCACGTCCTCGAAGACCGGGATCAAGTTGCCCATTGTGCATTGGATGGGGGCTTGGCCAGCGTTGATAAGCTGCGTCTCGATACCGTCCGTGGTCGGGGTGTGCTTGCCGTTGTCGTTCTCCTGGAAGCCTTTCACGCCTTTCAGGACCTCGATCATGGCATCGGCCTTCAGGTTCCAGATCAACTCATCCATGCTACGGGGGATGAAGTCGGTCGTGGCGCCGTTGGTAGCCTCAAGCCACTCACGACGACCGTACTCACGGGCCTTCGCAATGTTGGTGATGAGGTTGGTGCGCTTCAGCAAGCTGTAACGCTCGTGGTTCACGATCCGGCGCTCACCGTCAGCGCGGATCTCAGCGCCTACAGGGATGGATGCACCTTGGATGATGGCAGGGATACCTGCGCCAGCCACGAGGGACTTCAGTTGCAGGGTGTTCGGGGTACCAGCGGTCTTGCCCACGATCACGGCACCGCCGCCACCGAAGTACATACGCTTGTTGATACCTGCTGCGGCGAAGGCTGCTGCGCCCACGGGCATGTTGGCCGTGGCATAACCACCGGATACGGCTGGGGTGGCTGCGGTAAGTACTGTACCTGCGGCAGAAGATCCATTGTCAACGGTCATCGCCAAACGCTGGTCCGGCATTTCGTACCACTGGCATTCGTGTCCGGCGAAGAACGTCGGGACGCGCTTGAACAAGAGTGCGCCGAGGGCGGCGGTGTAGGATTCGGGGCGGGTCCCGATAATGCGTTTAACGATGTTCTCCTGAAGGAGTGACGTTACTTGCGCATCGACGCTCGTAGGAGCGAGATACGGGGTGAGTGAGCCGAGTGGGTTGATCTTGATGTTTCCATCAACAATACCGCCTTCGGCATAATTGCTACTTGCCATTCTGTTGTGTTCTGTCTCATCATTCTCTCTTCAAGTGCAACAACAGATCCATGTTCATGCAACCTTGCGGTGCTTATCTGGCCATCGGCCCAGCCATCGTCTTCTTCATCAATTCATCGGCCATTTGCTTGGGGGTCTTAGTCCCCTCACTTGCGGCTTCCTTGGTTGACAGCGACGCTTGCTTTGCTCCTGTCCTACGAAGAAGGTCGATGTTCGCAGCGTTCTGAGTTTCCACCTTCGCCTTTGCAACCTTGGCCTCAGTGAGCTCATTGAGTCTCGTGAGTGTCCATGCGTCAAAAGCGGCGGTAGGCTTCAACGTGAAACCGTCCTTCTCGAAAAAGTGATCCTGTAGGCCGGTGATGGCCTTGGTGATCTCGTCTTTGTATGACTGGCTGCCGGGCACCTTGCTGTACACGTATGCAAGGCTTGCGTCAAGGGACGCTTGCTGCTTCTCCTCCTGCGCCTTGATCTCAGCCGTGCGCTTGGCGCCGTATGTCGTCACGTCCTCTTTGTCCTTGGAGTAAAGCAGTTCCGCCTTCTCCAGCACGGCCTCTACAAGTGCCTTGCTCTTAGCGTCACCATCTTCAGACAGGTATTCCTCCATGTCGTCCTCAGACACCTTACCTTTGGCATAGAGGTCCAACATGGCCTTCTTGTCCTGCTTCTCGAAAGGGAGGGTATAGTCCAGCGATGGGCGGGACAGGACTTTCTCCTTCCAGTTTTCGCCGGCCAAGGACATGCGGACCACGTTCTTCGCCTCTTCATCCAAGCCGTCATACAGGGCAAGGTCGGCCTTCTGCTTCTCAACATCAGCCTGAAGGGAAGCTACGGATGTACGCAGCTTGGGCAACTCGCCGAGCACGGATGCCGGGTCAGTGATGCCTTGTTTTGTGAACCATTCAGACACGGCTTTCGGTACGGCAATAGGCTTAGCTTCAGTAGCTCCGCCGGCCAAGAACGTACTCAGCGGGTGCGGGGCTCCTTCGGCGGGAGCAGCCTCTTCCGTGGTAGCCTCTGCACCAGCTTCCGTTTCAGCAACCTCAGCATCCTCTTCCTCGGCAACTTCAGTAGCCGCAGCAACCTCCGCTACCGGTGGCGTCCACGGCTTTGAGGGATCTCCAAGGGCTGCATTCATCAGGCCCTCGGCGATCGCTGCCGGGTCTTGTTCGCTTACTTCGGGTGCCGTTTCCTCTGCCATTGTCGTGTCTTATGTTCGCAAATCTACACTATTATTCTGCACTTCCGAAAGATGCTTGCGGTTGTGCCTCTTGTTGGAGGTCGTGACCAAGCACCATTTCGGTCTGCTTGTGGCCCGCCTTGACGTTCTCCTTGGCGATATTCCCGGTGGCCTTGGCGTTCTCTTTGGCCAGCATATCAGCAGTCTTGGACTTCTGGTCGTCAATTTGTTGGCGCTCCTGGTCCAGCTTATCGCCTTCCATGGCGATAGCTTGCATGGCCTGCTGCTTGGCTTGCTCTTTGGCTGCGGCGTTCTTGGCTTGCTGTAGCTCTGCGGCGTACTGCTTAATGGCCACGGACACGTCCTCGGGATAGCTGTTGTTGTACAACTCCGCGTACCGGGACTGGTCGATAAAGCCGAACTGGATCAGGATGTTGAGCCAGTTGTTCGCCTGTTCCTTTCGGGTGTTCTCCGGGTTTTCCCTGATCACCTTGGCGTTGCACCGCTCCAGCGACATATCCTCGCTGGCCAACAGTGCGGCCATGTCGGCATCGGTCACGAGGTCCATCAAAAGGTCGGGGCGCGACAACAGGTATTCCTTCCCGGCTGTTGCCAGGTATCGGTACTGCTGCTCCTTGTTGTCGGCCAACGGGTAGTGGAACGGCTCCTGCATAGCCATACCGCGGCGTACCAAGATGTCGGTCACGCCCACAAGCTGGCCCTTCTTGTCCTCGCCCATCATGGGGCCGTGCACACCGGTGAGGGTACGTACCATCTCCTGCACGGCCATCACGATCTGGAGCATCGCGTAGGTGCCCTGCCCGGCCGTGTTGTCGAACCGGTGCATGGCGTTGCTGATGCCGCGACCACCGTTGTTGAACTCGATGATCTTGCCCTGCTTGATAGCCACTCCCACGTGCGTCCCGGTGGGGTTGCTGTTCGAGAGCATGTCGGTGTCTACGCCGATAGCCTCTCCGCCCGACATATTCAACTGCGACTCCATCGCCCCAAGGATGCGGGCCACGAACCGGTTCGGCTTGAGGATGGCCAACAAAGGAGGGATGATCTTGCCTTGGGCGCGGCTGAAGATGTTCACCTGAAACGGGGTCGTCACCTTTAGTGGGTCGAATGGATTGTATGGCTGGTTGGGGGCCACGCCGTAATCCAGAACGATGTCGCCTACCGCCGTACCGTCCGGCTTCGGGGCGCCTCCGAGCAGGTATTCATGCGGGATCATATCGCAGTACATGAGGACTTCCACCTCTGTCTTGCGCGACTTCTTCCCCTTGAAGACCTCCTTCACGCCTTCGGGCGGGTCGATAAGGTCGTCATAAGTGTAGTTCTCGCCGTCTTCGTCCTTGTCTTCGCTCAGGCATACCTGTGTCGGTACACCCCCGGGCCCACTGATGTACCCGATCTCCTTCACATCTACGTCCGTCCAGAAGTTGGAGATGACGCGGATCTTGTTGGTGCTCCAACTTACCTCAGCCCCACCGGTGTTCCCGAATGTGGACGACTGGATGGTTTGGATGGTCTTGGTGATAGCCTCCTGCTTCCACTTGGGGATGTCCCACATCTGGAAGATGGTGGCCACGTTCATCTTAGGGAAGCACCCCATGAAGGAAGCGTCGCTCAGGTCGAGGTACTTGGCGCTGGTATCGAAGAAGAAGTCGCCCGGGTGGATGCGTTGCAGGTGCATGAACGAACCCTTGTCCCGGAAGATGTTCACGACCATACCCCAGAATGCCATGTCCCAAGCGTCCTGACCATTGTTCTTGTTCACCCCGGCTATCTCAGCCGCCTTCTGGACCATGTTGTTGATGGCCTTCTGGAAGGGGTCATCCCATGCGCTTTCAAAGTTGCCCATGGTCTGGGACAAGGTATCCCCGATGGGTGCGGCCTTGGAGATCATGGCCTTCATATCGGCGCTGAACTCGCTGGCTGAGTGCATCAACATCATTTCAGCCTTGGCCTGTAGCTTGCGCGTCACGGCCCGGTGGGTGATGGTCTTGACCGATGCGTTGTACTCTGTTTGTAGCGCATCCCCAACATACTGGCGCAGGATGGGCGTAATGAGGTTGGTATCCCACATCACCCGGTTGCGCGAGTTCAATGTCTCGTCGGTCAGGAAGGTGTCGAAGTCCTCCTTCGTCTCAAGGTCGCCGGCATAGGCGTTCTCAAGGTCGCGAGCGTTCTTGTGCATCTCGCTGAAGACCGTGAGGTCCATGCTGGATACTTGGCTGCGCGTCATGGTCCGGCAGTAGTCCTCTCCCTTCTGGGACATGGGAAGGCCGATGTCCGGGGGTGTCTCGTAGGCGATGGGGATAAACATCAGTTATTCCTGTTGTTGTGGTAGAACTCAATGATCTCACCTTCCTCTTCTTCTTCAGTGCTCTCCACTTGGGTTATCCCGAATGCGCTGTGCTCGGTGAAGGGAAGGAGGTTGTTCTGGACCTCCATCCCCAACTTCACAGCTTGGAAATACTCCTTTACGTCCGACCACTCAATACCATTCTCGCCCTCTTCCGGGGCAGCTTGGCCAAGTAGCTTCTTCACCTTGTCCATCAGGTCCATACAGGTGAGCTTCATGATCACCCTGGGCATGGGTTCAAAGCCTCGCATGTCGGCGATGGCCTTGGCGATCTCGTCGCCCCAATTCTTCTTCAGGTATGGCTCCTCTATGTCCTTCGGCAGCTTGCTTCCGTATGCCCTGTATAGGGAGTAGGCGATGCGGTCCTTCTCGTCCACGATCTTCATCGTTGGCGACCACCTTGCGGCGTACCACCATACGAAGAGCATCTTCTTGGGGTTGAGGGCGGCGAAAGATTCGATCTTCCACAACTCCGGGTAGTCCATCCGCAAGTCCCCCTTGGACGTTGGGTTGAACATCTGGAACCGCTGGGTGGCGATCATCTCGTCCACGGCTGTGCTGTACTTACCCATTACGCTGCTTTCTCAATTCGTGGCCGGTCGAATACCTGCACCCTCTTGTTCATCTTGGTCTCCCTGTCGTACACCAGCTTCGTCCGCACGAACTCCTTCACGCCATTGCCTTCGGTGTTCGCGGCCACATTCACCGGCACGAGGTGCGGGAAGGACTGGCGACACGCATAGGCGATGAAGGATGCGTCGATCAAGTCATCCTGGTGCTTCTTCCTGTCATCCACCGCCCACAGCAGGTTGCCCGATGGGCTCATGTTGCCGGTGAAGAAGCGTAGCTGGCTCCACAGGTCCGGGATGTATAGGTTCATGCCGTGCGACAGCAGCATGTTCTTCCCGATACCGGTGACAAGCACGTTCTTGCGGGCCCCTTTGTTGTCGAAGCCCACCGGTTCCCCGCCACCTTGGAGTAGGTCGATAACCCGGTTGTTCGTGAGCATGGAGCGCAACGCCTTCCACTCCGGACCTTCGATCCACTTGATGTAGAGCTTGCCGATGTTGTTCTCGACAAGTTCGGTGCAGAACTCTTGCCCTTCATTCCTGTAGTACATCCCCATCAGCTTGCTTTGGGCGTAGCTGTCGTAAGGGTCTTGTGTCCTTGTGTTGACCACGCAGGGGATGGTCTTGTACTCGGCATCCCATATCGCGGAAGCATGGCGGGACAGACCAGTGGACGCAAGGATGGGGTCGGTGCCTTGGTAGTACCGGTCCTTCCACCCACGCTCGGGTGGCCAGAACATGAATACCGGCTCATTGGTGCTTCCCTCACCCATGGGTACCCACTGGACACCTTTCACCCGGAAGGGGAAGAAGCTGTCCGAAGGTGAAGATATGGACTTGTCGAATATAGGCTCGAACTTCCCATACACCCCTCTTAGGCTTGGCTTGAGTGCGCTGCACCGGTCTGCCCCGGCCACAAGGAAGGATGTACTCACGAGTGTGTTGGCGTTCACCGTGTACATATCATCCAGACCGGAAGGCATCACCTGCCGGAACTGGATCATGTTAGATTCGATGTCGGCCTCGCTGTATCCGTCACCTTCACCGCTCATGGCGCGGCGCAACTCGGCCCGGTAGAAGTCCTCGTCGATACCGGGGCGGCATGTCCAGTCAAGGAATATCGGCACGATACCCTCGTCCTGATACTCGCCTTTCTCCCATGTATTGAACAGCTTGCGGTGGAACTTTTCAAATGAACCACCGCCCTTTGCAGCCCTGCCTCCTGTGCCCCACCCCACAAATTGCCTACGCATTTTCAGCTTTCCATCCACCTTGCGGAACAGGGTCGGGCGACCCTCTTTCATCATGTCGTCGAACAGGGCTCCCTCAAGGAATGGGGCCTCATCAATGAACACGACACTTGGCGCACCACCATTGATGGCCGATGGGCTGGGTGCTGTAATGTTGATCTTGCTGGTCAGCGCCTTCTTGGTACCCTTCGATGCCTTGCGGCTGAAGGCGACACGCAAGAGGTTGTCCTTGTCGTTGATCACTGTTGGCTTGAGGAACTTGCTGAAGCGACCGAAGCCGTACTTCACCTTGTCCTCAAAGATCTCCGAGGTAGTCTGTAAGTCACAGGCGATGAACTTCACGTGGAGGTTCTTGCGGCACACCATCTTGATGTCGGCGATGCCGCTGAAGGTGGTCGTGCTCGCTATCTGGCGGCCCTTACCGATAGCCATTGAACGTCCTTGGTCGAACAAGAAGGCCAGGAAGAACATGGACAAGGTGGGGATGTACTTCTCCTCACCGGCGTCCGCATCCGATTCCTTGTACCATAGCTCACGCCACAGGGCGTACATGCTGTTGTCCTCGTAGCGGTCGATCTCGCCCATGTAATACTCCCGGCGCTGGAGCCTGTCCATCATGTACAACTCGGGGCGAGTCTCATTGGTCCATCGTTGTGCTTGCAGGATGTACAGGTAGAACGGCTTGTATGCCTTCAGGTCACAGAAGCGCCGGTAGTGGGACATGATGAACTTCACGAAGCCGTCACTGAATTGGGCGGGCTCGTCACAGTCCCAGTCCTTCTTCGTGATCTCCTTGTCCTCCCACTCCTTAGTGAACGCCTCGCCGCGGCAACGCTCCATGTAGCCGTCGATGTCCAGTACGTACCGGTCCAGCGCATCGTGTACGGTCTTGTCGATGATGTCGGCGGATTTCTGCTCCGCTTCCTCTTCGGTGATGGCGCCACCCTTGATAAGGATGTCGAGGCCGTCCTTCCCAATGGCGAAGCCCTTCTCATCAAGTTGCTTGAGGAAGGACAGGTGCGACGTGCGCGGCCTATGCTCTTGGGATATGTCTTTGAAGCTCACTCTTTCCGCACCTCTTCGATCACCGCTCTTCGTAGTCCAGTTGCACGTTTGCTCATTGCCTTGGCCTGTTTCTCAAGGCTCCTCGAATGCTCCACCAGCCCACGGCGCCAGTGCTCACTCTTCTCCATCATCATGTGCGACAAGCAGGTGTACATACCCTCAACACTCTTGTTGATGTCGGCCATGGTAATGCCCTTCCTTTCAAGGTCTGGCTCCACTAATGCCTTCACGTTGGATATGCGGACGGACTCCTTGCTCATACCTCCTTGTCCGCTATCTGGATACCCTTCTTGTTGCCCGTGAAGTAGCACTTCATCTTGTATTCCAACTTCACGACCTTCATCTTGGGGTATCCGTTGTCCGCACCGTACAGCGTTGCCCGGCGCAAGGCCAGTGAGATTTTATTCATGTTCCCGATCGCTTGGCTGAGCGGCTTGTAGCTGGCGCTGTTGAAGGATGTGTTGTTCATCAGCGCCTCGAAGATCACCCCGTGCATGTTGACCTCGAAGTCGGGCCGCGTGATACCCCTCTTCTCCTTTGCGGCCAACAATAGTGGTAGCGCCTCCTTCTCGGCCTCAGCGATGTTGTTATTCAGCATCTCGCGGATCAGGTGTAGGCGCCACATTACCTGTGTCGGGTCCTCCGCATGGTTGCGCACCACGTCCGCGATGCTGTTCATGGCAGCTTCGGCATCCCGGCCAAGGGACTTCTCCACCTTCTCGCTCATTCCAACTTCCATGACAGTTCTCTTTTGCGTTGCTCGGACAGGAATTTGTCCACGTCCAGGCCGACCAGTACGTCCGTTTGCTCATCGTTCACTTCTTCAGGCATTGCGCTCTCCAGCCTACGTTCCATCTTACGGAAGGTGGCTACGAAGGCGTCCTCCATGACCTCCAGCATCGTATTGCGCCACTTACCCATGTAGGTGGACTGAAGATGTCCGGATACCCTGCGGATGAACACCTGTGCCTTCAGCCTTCCTTTCAAGCTGCACCGTGTGGCCACCACAAAGCCGTGCTCCTGAAAGAAGATGAGCATGATGCCGTGTAGCATCTCCGTGGGTATCTCGGTAAGTGGCCGGCGCAAGTATGGCGCATAGGGCTTAAGGGTGTTCCTCGCGCTCACCCATTGGATGAACACGGCCATGCTCAGCGGATGCTTCTCTGATATGGACTTCAAGAGGCTCATTCACTTCTTCTTTGGGCCAGCGTTCTTGGCGAACTTCGGGTAGAGCTTCTTGAACTCAGCATGCGTGATGCGCACCACGGCCACCTTGTCGCTTGCTGCCGCCTCAAGGAAGCGTCCAATGCTCCTCTCTAGCCCGCTCGCTCGACCGACACTCTCATTGAGCGGGATCTTCTTGTTGCGGGCCACAAGGATGGGGTAGTGGTCATCCGCGTTGCGGGTCACTACGTAGTAGGTGTAGAGGGCTTTCATGGTGCTTTCCTTTGATATTTCCTTTTGCTTACGGGTGGCTTGAATCCTGGCGCCACCTTCTTGTCAACGTAGTTCTCTATCTCCATGGCGCTGTGCCAGGTGATGTCGTCGTCGCTCCGGCGCAGGCCGTACTCTGTCTCGTGACCTATCATCACGCGAGTGACCATGCGCTTTGCATGCTCATGGTCGGTGCGGAGCGTCACAATATCGCCCGGCCCAAAGTCCAATGTGATCTTGTGCTTCATCCTTGTAGCGAGGGTGGGACTCGAACCCACGGCCTTCAGACTATGACTCTGACGGGATACCATCTTCCCCACCTCGCGATGTCCGGAATTGGGCTGTTCCGGGCCAGCACCACCGTGTCCCCGGTGGCTGAGTTTAAGAGTTTACGTCGATACCGAGCTCCGCG